GGCAAGAGGAACAATATCGTAAGAACCACAAGATTTACTAGAGGAGAAGTGTAATTCTGGGAATGAATTTACATTTAAAGAAGCTCTATCGGTAATTGCCACTCCAGCAATTCCACCTTGAGGTATTTTTATATAATAATAATCTAAATCATTTGGATATTTAGATTGATCTGCATCAGCTAGGCTATGAGTCTTATTTATTCTGTTTAAAGATACTCCAGATAATTCATACTTATATACAGAATTTCCAATCGGATAAGATCCTGAAGTAGATCCTCCAATATTTCTCTGAATTCCATTAAGTGAATTTGTAGAAGTAACAACTCCAGTATACTTAATAATCTCATCTTCTATCAATATATATCCTGGATTCAAATTACTAACCGGCAAGTTTTCAAAAGTTGTTAATATTCCAACAGAACTTACTACGATTGCACTAGTAGAAGATGGAGAAACTGAAGAAGTCAATGTTACAGGTCTACTATCTGATTCTATACCAGTTAGAGTTACAAAATCATTATCCGCATACATTCCATGATTATTATGATAAACTCTAAAATGAAGTCCATCTGACTTTATACTTGAATATCTTACAGTTACTCCTGATAAATTTGTCAGACCACCGCTTGCAATATAACTCAGCGAGTCAATTGCATTTTCCTTTATAACGCCTTGAACTCTATCTAAAATTAAAGAATTGAAAGAAGATATTATACCAATATTGTTTGGTATTGTTAAAACAAGATTTTTACCTCTATTATCAGTATTTGAAAAATCAATACCTAATGAATCTCCAGCAGTATATCCAGTGCCACCAATAGAAACAGTGGCAGCAACAGCAACTCCTCCAGTAACTGTAAGATTTATTTTTGCACCTACACCAGTTCCACTCAGAGATATTAAATTAACATTGGAATAAGTTCTGGAAGTAGAAGTAAAAGACGTACCGACATTTGTTAGTGTCAATGTACTTCCTATTCCAATAGCTCCTGCAATATTTGTAAGTTTTGCGGAGAAATTGGGATTATTATTTTGCAACACTGTTGTTCCAGGAACTAATGCATTTTGTTCTGCAGAGGTAAGACTTCTAGCAATACCTACTAATGCAGACCTAGAAATAGTATCAATCGGATTAGTTCTTAAAGTTGTAATTTGATTATTTCCAATATTCAATTCTGGATTATAGAATCTTATTGTAGAAGTTCCTCTATAAAAATCGGCTCTATAAATCGTTAGTTTCAGATCTTCAAGTTGACTTGGATCCCAAGTAGCTCCATTTTGAGATTTAAATAAAGATCCTAATAATGGTTGTGAAGAAACTACAACTCTTTCAGATTCAACTCTACCTACGGTTGTAATATCTTGTTCTCCCATTCTGGAAATCCAAACCGTGTATTCATCGGAAGCTGAAAGTAAAACAACACAATACGCTTGACCGCCTTCACAATAAACTGGAGATGGAAATGTAAATGTTGTAGCGGTTAATCCATTTTCAGAAATATTGACTTGAGATGGGTCTAATATCACTTCACCAAAAGGAAGAATTTCTTGTGTTGGCAAACCAGTTTGCATAGTTCTGACTTGCATTGTAACTGGAAGATTTCTAGTATCTTTTGTTCTGAAAAATACATCTACCTTGGTAATAAAGATTCCTGGATTTTCTGGCACTTCAAATGATTGTGCTAAAGGATCAACCCACCTTGTTTGTCTTACAACTCTATCAGTGAATGATGTTGATGCTACAGTCCGAGTGTCTGTAGATGTCGTTGTTCTTGCATCAGTTCTAATATTTCTCTCGATGGTCGCATTTCTAACTCGGAGGGTAAGTTCTTCAATATTACTAATAGATCCACTAGCAGTATAAGATGCTTCGGCAGCACTAGATTCAGTACCTCCAACTGTAGTGTTTTGCTCACTTGATGTTAAAGTAAATGTTTTTGTTCCAGTTGAAAATGTAGTGGTTGAAGTTAGTGTTGGCTGAGGAATACGGAATGATCCAATAAGAGTTCCTGCTTCATCACTAATAAGTCTTAAATTATTAATTCTAGCTACTGCACCACTTGTTTCTCCACGTAATTGCATTCCATTTACAATGTAACCATAAAATCCAGATGCAGCTTGTAATTCTAAACTTGCGGTATCTACATTTAGTAAAGATGTAGTACTAGAATATGAAGCGGGAATAGTTTCACTGGTATTATATGGATTAGTGGCAAAAACTTGAGTTGGATTGTTGTATGGACCATACTTGTGATTCAATTTAGCCAATCTAAATCTAATAGAAACCGTTCCTGAAGTTCCAGTAACAGCTTCTCCCAAAGAGAAAGTTCCACTCTGCATTTGTATTTCAATTAGTTTTGGAACAATGTATTGAGTTACAGCTACATTATCAAAAAATGCATATAGTCTAGTTCTTGGTTTTAATCTTCTACCAATAAATTCTATATTTCTAGAACGCATTATATGAATAATATCTGTTGATACTACTCTATCTCCAAGATTGGTGGTATCAGTTTGTTCAGTAACTCTAAATTGAATTCCCTGTCTACTTTGATTGTTAGTAGTTAAGGTAGTTACATTATTAAAATCAATATAATTATCTCTTAATGTTGTTGTAGTAGTGATTGGAATGCCTCTGCCGCCCACGAAGCGGCCACGGCTTGTTACGCTGGAAAGAGTGTCAGTTCCGGTTTGAATTCTACCCACAGGAACGCTTGAAGTTTGTCTAGTTCCAGTCCAGGTAGTTTCCCAAGATCCCCAATCTATGGGAGATAATCCAGTATTTGTATCAACACCAAGTTGAGCAATAGTATCAGCATAATTACCTTCTTGATCAATAGTTCTTGCACTTCTTCTAGTTTCAACCCAAGTATCCGTTGATGGATTTAATTCTATTGTACCAATCCAATTTACTACATTAAAAGGATTGACATTTTCTGATCTAGTAGCAAATCTATTTTGCAACCATTGGGTATCAGTATATCTTAAACAAACAATATCTCCAACTTTAACAGCATTTGGCGTTCCAAGATCTCTAACGAATCTCAAATCTGCATTTGGATTAGACGTATTTGCAACTCCTATAACTGCTTCTGATCCAAGTAATAAATCAATAGAAGTCGTATAGTGTTGAGGTCTAACTAGCCCCTCAGCCGTATCGGTACTACATCTATTAAGAGGATCTCCCACGGCTCCTGATAAGTTTGATCTAAAATTATCAACTAAAAATCCACACTTGAACTTATCTAAACGAGTTGTTGCATCTCTTATCACTAAACTTTTGGTATCAGTTTCTAGTAAACTCAATGAACTATAATATTCTACATTTTTTAATCTATCTTCAAGTTTAGATATATCTTGCATTCTATATCTCTTATGAGATGTTACTCTAACTTGTACTTGTTGAATATTATATACATATGCAGGTAAAGATATCGTAGCAACTTCAATAGCACTATCAACTGAATCTGGAGATACGGGATTTATTGATGGAACACCTTCCTTTAAAATAAATTCACCACTTCTATCCAAATAAAGTCTATCAATTCTCGGAAGGTAATACTTATAAGATAAATTTAAATTTTTACTTTTTGCTAAGACAAATGAGGATGAATTTGTAGAAGAATCAAAAGTTCTTGCACCCCATTCAAATGGAGAAAGAGTCGCGGTAGATGGATTATATGGAGAAACTCTTGGACGTAAATCTATAAGATCGGTTACGGGTGCGCCATTGAAGAAAATTTTATCATTGCTAAATCTATTAATATCATAAGAGTTTGCTACAACTAAATTTCCAGTATCTGAAGAATTTATAAAATAGTGATTGAATATTATTTTTAACTTTTTACTGGGAGCTGTAGTAGAATCTTTTCTTTGAATATACGAATAATTTACAATATCTTGTTCTTGCCCGTTATTAAAAATGAAATCATTTATAATATTTCGATCTCCTTCTATTGTATAATCTACAATTGCAGTTATATTTGACTCCAAAAAAGTAACTTTTTCATCTTTTATAAAAGAATTTTCATTTACATAAACGAAATCAACTCTATTAGATCCATTATTAGCTATTAACATAGCTCTGGCGTTACTAGAATCTCCATATATGATTTCACCGTTTATCGAATTTAAAATATTTGAACTCAAATTAATCATTTGCAATTTTGGAACATCTGGTTCATTTGTATCATTAGATTCAAAAATTGCTACTAATTCTGTAACATCTGGTGTCTGTAAAGAAATTTTATCATCTTGAACTCTTGTTCCATAAATGGAACTGTAAGTTAATCCATCATCTAAACTCGTTGATCCAATACCAGATCCAACCTGAGAAGATCTTACGATATTTAAAATCGCACCTCTCTTGTGAATCTTTCTTCTTGCCTGTAAATTTTGTTTTTTGAGGGTTGCTATTAAAGTTGCAGATCCACTAGCTACGCTTAAATCAACAAAAGTTACTGTTCTACCAGCAGTAATTGTAAATTTAGTTTCATCTAATGGTTCAATTGCACCATTAGCATAAATTATTGTATAATCTTCTTCATCAAAAGGTTCTGCAGTTATAGTAGTATCCGATTCTAAAGTTACCGTAAAACTGTTTGAAGCAATATTTACTGGATATGATTTTCTAAAAACCAGATTACCATTACTAAGATCTACAGAATCTATATTGTTATGTTCTAATCTTTCATACAAATAAGCTTGTGTAGAATTTAATATTCTTGGAGCTACTTTAAAAACTTCGTTAGATGTAACTGATCCAGTCGGAAGAGATCCTGAACAAACATTACTAATATTAGTAGTCGCTTGAACTACTATAGACCTAGATGAAGCATTTACACTCGTTACTCTATTAAAAGTGGGTATGGTTTCACTAGGCTTAGTATAAGAAATTATGTCTCCGGTACGAATTCCTACACCAAAATTTATGTTAGAAGTCGTTATTGTACTTATTCCAGAATTACTTGTAGATATAGTAAATCCAGAAGTTACTGGCGCTAATAAAATATTTTGATTTAATATCGTATCTGCGGTAAAAATATTTCCACTTAATCCAGTACCTGCTAGTTGACGGACATCAGAGATTGAATAATTATCTGCTTTAGAGATAATTCTACTATTTTCTACACCATTTATTATTATAGCTTCTTGTATTGAAAATTTTCCGGTGGTTTGATAAAGAACTAATTCATTAGTATTTGAGGCATTTTTAGCTAAAAATCCTGTTGCTCCGCTATTTTTGCCTTCAATATAAGCTGGAGTTGTTAAAGTAATCGTTGTGTTTAAATTTATATATGTGTAAATTTGTATATCGAATAAAACTGTTTGAAATACTGACGCTGCGTTTAAATATGCAGAATTTTTTAATTTTAAATCATAAACTCTTGCAACACCAACTTGAATTCCGGAAGCACTTCCAGGTGTAGAAGTGCGATTAGAAAATAATCTAACCTGACTTGTAGTGCCAAAACCTACATTTGTAGTTCCAAATACATTATTTAACTCAAGTTGATTGCCCAAATTTACGGTTACTGATGTATTATTATTTTCAGCGGTTGTTCTTGGTTTTTTACTATCTAAACTTATAGTATTAATAGTTTCAACTTCATACCCTTTTACATAAGCTTTACCAGGGGATATTTGCAAAGTTAATAAGTCATCACTCGGAATATTACCCTGTTTTGTCAATTGTGAGGGATTAAATATTCCATCATTACCTATTCCATCATTTAAAGATTCTTTAGCAGAAACAGTAAATGGTTTTATATAATAATCACCAGATTCATCATGAGTTCTTCTAGCTAAAGTATCTAATATTAATTTGTCTAACTCTACTTTTTTGAAAAACTTAAGTAAGTTACCATTCTCAATTCTCATCAATTCTATAAAACTTTCATCATTAAAATCTTCTAAACTTTTTTTTGCTAAAGATGCTGATATTTTTAATCTATCTGCTCCTGGAGCTGCAAAATTAGAGAATCCTCTGGCATTATCAAAAAGATCTTGATTAATCACTGATGCTACTGCTATCTCTTCGTTTATATTAAGTCCAATACGATATGAGGGAGAATTAGAATATTGATCTAATATCAAAGTTTCAGCAAAAACATCTACAAAAAATCCTCTAATAAAATAAACACCATTTTCTATTTTAACTGCAGATCCTGTAGCTGCAGCATCAGTGGTAATACAAGTCGCAAAAGTCGAATCTTGTCTGATGCTCCCCACTCCATAGTCGATTGTTTCTATAGATACTAAATCTTCTCCATCTTTAAATTTCGTTGAAGTAAAATCTGTTTCTCCTGAACCCTGATACTTAACATATAATGTATAATTATTATTTTCAGATTCTGAATCAGTAATAATACTCTCAACCTTGGCTATGACACCACTTGAAGATCCTTTTATCTGTTTTCCAACAAAATTAGAAAGATATAAAGATACTAATAATCCTAAGTGAGTTGGATCTATTTGAATACAAGTGTATTCAGAGTCATAAGCAATACTTCCGGGTATGACAACTGCACCTTCTTTTAAAAAGTGTTTTCCAAATTTTTCAACTTGATCTTGAAGAACAGATTGTAGTGTTGTTAATTCTCTCGCTTGTATTGGAGTTCCTGGCTTAAATAATACCCTTTGATAATTTTTTGACTTGTCAAAATCATCAAAATATGGAGATGTGTTAAGATTGGTATTTTGTGCCATTTTATTTTAGAACTCCAGTATAACTTTGATATCTTCCTTTTGATTTGCAGATCTTGGAATTGGGGCCCTGTTATCTATGTATATTATTTCTCCGGACTTTACATTATATTCTGCTGAAGAAATTCCCGAAACAAAGTTCAACCCTAATTGATATATTCTATTATTTATTGTAGTAGTGATGCCAGTAAATTGAGTTTGTATAGATAAAGCCGGACCGATAATAGAACTACAATTGATAGTCACTCCATATCCAGCAGCGGGAGTTGATGTAAAAGATAAAATTTTATATCCAGATTCACTTGATGCTAGTCCAGTTGGTTGATAGTATTTTAATACTCCTGTAATAGGATCCCAAGAAGCTACATATCCAATAGCAGTAGATCCAAATCCAACTGTTTGTTTGATTACGGAATCTATTGCATATGTAGTATTAGTTGTTACCCCTGTTAATTTTAATGCTTTAAGTCCGCTAACTAAAGATGTATTGAGAAGTTCAACACTACTATTGACTACAGTGGGATTTCTCATTACCCCTACTCTAGCAAAATCATTTCCAATAATAATATCCGGATTTGAATCTAAAGTTTCGAATCTTGAATACAAGAGAACTCTATATGCTCCCAGTTCTCTATAAATATCATATCCATGACCCCCTTTAGGTGGAATAATTACATTAAAACTTGCTTTTGATGTTGTTCCAATTCCAGTATTGCTTAACTTACTTAAAGGTCCAGTAACATCACTTCCTGGAGCTCCTGGAAAAAATTCTATAGTGCCATAAGTATAATCAGTTCCTCCTTCAGTTACAAAAATTTCAGAAATTTTTCCAAAAGAATCAATAGTAATTGTTGCTTTGCCATCTTTCCCATCTCCTAATATTGGTATATTAGAGAAAGAAGTCGAGATTGGTTGATAGTTACTTCCCCTATTATTAATTAGTATAACTTCAATTTTCCCATCTATAGCATTATTTTTAGTAGAAACTGTCTCTCCAACAACCCCCCAATCATCAGGAACTGGTATATATTCTATTGAATCGAACTTTATTATTTCTGATGGTTTTATCGTATAAAGATATTTCCACAAGTATCCATCACCACTAGCTCCAGCAGTTCTTGGTTCTAAATCTATAAATGTTGGTTGATCATAAGAAGGTCGCCCCTTTGGATTTTCCGGATCAGTTCCATTTTGCAAACAAATGTAAACTCTAAGATCTTCATTAATTTACATATAATTTGATTCGTAAAGACTTGTGTTTCCCGTGACTGGAGTAGAGTTATAAACAGTGTAATCATGTCTATACATTTCATAAACATTACCACTAACCCACTCAACTTTTCTCACCAATCTTCTCACATCTTGAGAAGTAATTTGTTTCATTGCAATGATACTTTGTTTTATCTCGTTTTCTTCCTTAAATCCATCTAAAGGAGAAGGTGTATTGTTAACCCAAATTGGAGAACCTCCCGCTCGAACCTCAGTGGAATTGGGTAGTCCAATAAAAGTATAATACTTATTAGTGGTATCTCCTACACCAGAAACACTTTTTACAAAGCTTTCTGCATTTAAAATTCTAAATTGGTCAGATATGATGGCAGGCATTTTAATTTAAACTTTTTTTTTATTTAGTTACTTAAATTGGGTCTTGTTCGAATTACTTTTGGAGAAGTTGATAATCCAGTCAATCCAGTATCGGTATAAACATCAAATGATTTTCCGCCCGTTAGAGATAGACTTCTATTTTGGAAGTCGTAAAACTTAGACCAACTATATCTTCCATAAAAATTATTTGTATTAATTCCAGAGAAACTTAAATTACTTGCATTATAGGTTCCCCTATCAGAAACAGATACAGATATTCCAGAATCCGGATAAAAATGACAAGTAACTGTAACTATTCCTGAGAAAGGAGTAGTTATATTATCAACGATATAAACTCCATCTAAGAAATTAGTTGCTATTCCAATCTTAGAATTTGGATAATTAGACAATCCACCTAACTGAGTGGATATTCCAATTAAACTTCCGTCTGTTTGAACATTGCTCTGACTAATAACAAAATAATCACCTTTTTGAAGTTGAGATGCTGTTATACCAAAAGTATTTGGAGCAGAATAACCAATACCTAAAGTAGTATTATCATAGGTTTCAGACTTCAATCTAAATTCAATTTTTGGAGCAGTAGTTCCTCCGATTCCAGGAGTTCCTGGTAAAAATGTTGTTATTCCTATTATATTACCATAATCCCCAACAACTTTAAAAGATTTTATCAGTTCTTTTTTAAACGTATCTGGTTCTATTATAACGCTTGGAATATTACTACTTAAATATCCAAATCCCCCATCTATTACATTAATAGCGGAAACTTGTCCATTAGTCACAACGGATTCAGCAGTTGCTCTATGGAACACTGGTGTAGAAGTTATTATAGTTGCAGCTGCTCCTACTGCAACAAAAGTTCCATCAAATCCCAAATTATTGACAAATAATGCGTCTGTCAATTGATTTGATTGTAACGTATCTCTATATGTCCAAGTTGATAAATCAAACGAATAATATAGTTTATTTACAGAAGTAATTGCAATATATATTCCATTAAAGTATTTAATATTAATAATATTTTCCGCAGAACTAATATTATTAGGTATTGACTGATATACAGTACGATTAATAGATTTTAATATTACTGCATTATTTCCAACAGCGATAAATTTATCTCCATCAAAAATTACTTTTGTATAATTTGTTAAAGCTACACCGTCTGAATTAAGTTCCCATGAATTTCCGGTATTTGATGAAATTAATATTCCATTATTACCAACTGCAACATAATAATTATTGCCAAACACAACTGAATTTAGATTTTGTGTTACTCCAGAATATCTACTGATAAATTTAGATGTTATTATTCCAGAGGAAGTAAATATAGATCCGCCAGTTCCTACCACAACCCAACCATTATTTCCAGAAACTATAGAGTTAAAAGTGCCAGTATAAGTAGTTGGATTATATCCAACTACTCCCACTCCAGCTAATGCAACTTCTTCGGTACAAGGAATTTCAGTCCAAGATGTTAAAGTAGAACTATACCCAATAGATTGTGCTATTTTTGCTTTAGATCCTACGGTTAATATTATATCAGATGATCCAATACTAACTTTTTCAACTGATTTTAAATTAACTGTGCTTCCTACGCCAACATTACCAGTTATCCAAAGTTGACTATCAAAACTATAAGAATATAAAGAACTATTTCCAACAGCTACCAATTGATTACCATATGATAATGCATTGAATTGAGATAATGTAGTTATTCCACTCAGATTAACATATTTCCAATCATATATTGGATCTTTTTTCTTTATTGCAGATGAAGATATTCTAACTTTTGGAGATAACGTATTTGCATATCCAACTCCAGGATTTGTTACAATAATAGAAGATACAGTAGAAGCTCCAGAAACTGTTGCTTGGCCAGTCGCTGATAAAACCAATTTATCCTCAGTAATTAAAATATTTCTCAAATTTTCATTTAGTTCATCAAGATCGGAAAATAATGGAAAAGCATTATCGACATAAATTACATCATCAGATGGTAATATTTTTTTAATTATAGTTGCTGTTGGTACTATATTTGATTGGATAGATGGTCTTGATTTGGAAAATAATGATCCGGAAATAATTCTATCTTGTTTTTGTTTTTTCCATGTTAACGGTCTAAAAGCATTTACATCAGTATTAATTCCTATACTTGAGTAAACAAATGTTTCTATTTGATCAGAAGACGGTATTGATTTGATTATTCTTTCAAATTGTTCGATATCATAAATATCGTTTGCACTTTCTTGAATAACCACTCCATCTCCCTCTTTTAGAGTTTTTGGTGGTGTTATTTCCGTAACATCTACAGAAGATCCTCTGTAGTATAAAATTACGCATTTAGAGGATGGTATGGGAGCTTCTGAAAATATTAATCTACTACCACTAAATGTATATGCATATGTAGGATCCTGTAAAATATCATTTAAAAATACAAATATATTGTTTGTTATATCTAAGTCTGTTCCAGCTGGTGTTCTTAAATTAATAATTTGAGTAACTCCATTAATAACCGCAGATAAAGTAAATTTCTTTCTAAATCCATTGAAAGCACTACTAATATCATTAAATACTATAAATTGTCCTGGATAAACTCCACTAAAAGAAGAAGTTTCAACAGAGTCTACGGTTAATGTGAATTCTTCTAGTTGTCTAAATGATACGATTCCACTTTGTGTATAATAGTGTGGGATCGTAGTTACCCCTGAGTTAACTGTAAATATGTTTGTTGATCCCAGTCCAACTGTTGTTGGTATTCCTGACACAATAAAATTATAGGCACCATCAGAACTATCATCAGTATATCTAAGAACTCTTTGAACAGTTGCAGCTTTTTTGGTTTTTCCACCACTTACGTAATCATGAACGATTGTAGAAATACCCGCATTAAATGTAAAGGTATTTGTAGTTATGCCGATAACAGTAAATGTATATCCATAAATGGAGGATCCTGGATATGGGAATATTGTAGATGTAATGCCAGCTTGAGCTGTTCCGCCAGAAACATAAGTATGTGCAATAGTGGAAACACCAACATTAATTGTAAATTGCGTCTGACTTAAAACAGAATTGACTTTAAAAATATCCCAATTACTCAATGTATTTTTACTAGATCCTGGTTGTGGGAATATTGTAGATGTAATACCAGCTTGAGCTGTCCCGCCAGAAACATAAGTATGAGTAATACTGGAAACTCCCACATTGATTGTAAACTGTGTAGCATTCAAAACCGAATCGACTTTAAAAATGTCCCAATTACTTAATGTATTTGGGCTAGATCCTGGATACGGGAATATTGTAGATGTAATACCAGATCCACTAGGACAAGTGAGAGCGATTCCAGCTAACTTGATTTGCTTTCCGGTAGCGGCTAAGTGATTACTTGCGGTAGTGATCGTTGCTATTCCAGATACTTTATCGTAGACAAGATTTGTAATATTTACAATTGGATTTTGAACATATCCAGGACAAGTAAGAGCGATTCCAGCTAACTTGATTTGCTTTCCGGTAATGGCTAAGTGATTATTTGCGGTAGTGATTGTTGCTATTCCAGATACTTTATCGTAGACAAGATTTGTAATATTTACAATTGGATTTTGAACATATCCAGGACAGGTGAGAGAAAGATTTTCTAAAGTAACTTTATCTCCAATTAAATAGTTGTGATTAGTTGAGGTAGTTGCTGTTGCAATACCTGTTGTATTAGTATATTTAAATGTGGTAATTCCTATTTCTGGC